GCCTCGTTATATTCAGTGGCAATAGCTACTAACATATAACCAAATTCTTTAGGCGATAATTGACTTTTAAATTCTGCTACTTGAGCGTTTGTTTCAAGATCAAATATATGAAATGTAGAAAAATCTTTTCCATCTCCTCTAGCAACGTCTGCTACTACTATATAATTTCTTGTATAATCTGGCGATTCCCAAACCCATAAATTTCTGTCTACTCCTCTACGTTCCATAGGTTCAACAACATGAGTTGTCATCATATATTCAAGATGTTCTGGGTAGTAAACTACATCACCTGATGTTGTAAAGTCACAGTCGCATTCTTGTGCTGCTAATCTAGGATCACCTAACTCTACATCTTGTTTATCTCTCCAAGTTTGATCACGTTCAGGATGAATATACCAAGGTAATTTAATAGGTAAGAAGTTATTTTCTTGTGCTTCTGCTTTAACCCATGTTTTGTGAAACCAGTTTCCAGTACCATAAGGAGTAGATAACACAATTGCACCACCACCAGTTGCTAAGGTTTGTTGAGCTGATGCCCAAATTGGTTCAATACCTTCAATAAATGCGGCCTCATCTATAATTAGAAGCGAAACTGCTTCTGATCGACCCGCATCACTAGCGGCTGATGTTGCTTTTATTTGTGATCCATTATCTAAACGTAATGTTAATTTGTTGTTCTCATCACTCGGTACTTTTAGCCAAGACGGCAAGTTATCATACATAAACTTGGTTTTAGTAACCATGTTTTTAGCTGTTTCTTGCTTAGTGGCTATACAAAGTATATTTTTATCCTTATGAAAAGTCATTAACCATAGAGAATATCCTGCTGCTAATGTTGATATACCTAATTGTCTTGATTTTAGTACTAATGAATATGGATTATCTTTCCATAAATTTAGTACTTTACCTTGAAATTGATATAGATTAAATATAACTCGTCCACGAACTGGGTTCTGTATATAGCAGTATTTACGCATAAAGTGCGCCGGATCTTGAGCGCACTTTATATATTCTTCTCTTATTATTTGTTTTAAGTCCTGTGACATTCAGTTTTATAAATCTGATATAAGATCTTTTACATCAACTCCTTTAGCTTTGAATAGATCAATAATGTCTTTTCTGTTAACTAATTGTTTTAAAGATTTCATATCATCTGACGCTGCTCTTTTATCAACAGACATATCCTTTAAACGAGTAATTTTAGCATCAATACCTTTTTTAAGTTTAGTATATCTTTCTTCGTCTTCAGGTGACAATTTAGTTGCTTGAGTTTTACCAGCTACTTTTTCAATTTCTGGTTTTTCTTCTGGTGCTGTTTCTGGTTTTTCTTCTGGTTTTATTTCTTCTTCATCCTTATAGAATTCATCATCCATTTCTGGTTCCATTTCTGGTTCTGCTTCTGGTTTTTCAGCAGCTGCTAATTTACCACCATCTAATACTCCAATATCTTTAAATTTATTTAAAGTAAGGTTTAAAGATGAACCATCACCTTTACCTAATTTAATACCTAATTCTTTTTGAGTTATACCTTCTTCACCTGCTTCTTCAACAGCTTTTAATAAATCAGCATATAATCCAGCATTATATAATTCTTTAGCTTCAGCAAATATATCCGCCTCACCTACTTTATAAGTACCAGCTTTACGAGCCATTTCATTAATACCTGCTTCTGATACTGCTCCTGATTTATTAACTTCTGATTTTTTAGTTGTAAGAGCTTTTATTTGAGCATCAATTGATTTTAATTCAGCTGCTTTAGCTGCATTTTCTTCAGATGTTCCTTCATTTAAACTTAATTCATTTATAATTTCAGTACGAATGTACGCTTTTAGATCTTTACGTTTCATTTGATTAGGTTTTAGTTATAAATATTACAAATTTAAGTAAGATTTTATTTGTTTTATTCGATCTTCAGTAGAACCTGAAATAATTCCGAAATTTTCTATTTTATCTAATTTAGATGCACATAAGTACCTAATCATTTGATCTATTTGATGTCTATAATTTGAATCAGTTGTTCGTACATTATTATCTTCTATAGATACTCCTGCTGGTGTAACATAAAATATCCAATCATATTCTCCAATAAATCTAGAAGCATATTCTTCAAATCCATCTTTATCAAATGGATCAATAGAATCAGCACACATTGTGAACGCTATAACATCTATAACAGTACGATCTGTAATGATATTTTCTTGAATTAATTCACTACAACGTTCAGCTAAAAATATAGTTTGTCCTTTTAATGTACTATCTGTATTTAATGGAATACCTAAATCTCTTAAATATTTACTACGTTCAGTAGCAAATGTATAGTCTTTAAATTCAGGTAATTCTTTTAACGCATTTACTAATGTAGTTTTTCCTACACTTACTGTCCCTGTAAAACCTATTTTCATATTAATGTCTCATTTTAGCTGTTCCACTCTTATACCATGGTAAACCAACACCATCTTTTTTAACTTTTTTAAAGTCATCTTTAGTATAGAATATACCATTTAAATAGTATTCTTCTTTTCCATCAGGATGAATAAGTGCTGGTCCTTCAGCGTTATGTAGTTTATTATCTTTTATATAACGGGTAGTTCCGTCAGGTGATTTAAAACATTTTACAGTATTCATATTTGTCATAACATTTATTTTATATTAATATATTAAGAAATTCCTTGGGAGCAAAGCCCTTTAAGCTTCTCTCATATAAAGTAAAAAATCATCTAATATAACCTTATGTTCAGGAGCAGCATTCTTATATGCCTCGATTATAATTTTATTTTGATCTTTTTTACCTTCTGTAATTAATTGTTTAAGCGGTTTTAGCGCAGATTCTGCTAATAATACGTCGTTATCTTCGCTATAGTCGGCTAAATCATTAAGGTATAATTCGATTAATTTATTTAGATAAGCACTCATTTATTAAATTTTTAACACGTTTAAATAATTCGTTTAATTTACTAATTTGGTCATTTAACCATTTAAGTCGTTCACCCATTCTTTTACCTGCCATAGGTGCCTCCATATTTGATTCAGGAATATATTTTTCAAATGGTTTCATATACTCACTACCAGTTAGAAATATAAACTTATCTTTATTTAAGTCAAGACCTGCTTGTTTCATTTGATTTATTGTTTCTTCTCCCCACTGTTCTTTCTCATCCGCTGGCATTTCCTTAAGTGTTTTATCATATGGTTCTAATTCTTTATCCATTGGAACTAGATGATGTTTAGCAGATAATATAAACATCTTGTCTGGTTGAAGTGACTCACCATACTTTAATGTTTTTTGAAACATTGGAGATGCTGAGTATAATTCTTGAGCTGGTGCTTTATGATCTAATTTAGATTTAGTACAACTTAAAAGTACAATCTTAGCCATTTAAATATTTTATTATAAATATTAGGAAGATATTATTTCTTGAATTAGATCGGACTTATATAAATTATTTATATGTATTTTCATACATTGACTAAATATTTGTTTATATTCAGGATGTTTATCTAAAATAAATTTTATTATCTCATAATGATCATGATAATTGTTATAGTTAAAATATTTTTGTTCTATTCTTAAATTTTTATGAACAGTATGATAATTTCTATTATCTGATTTGGCATGTAATGGAGTAAATATACTAGCTAAAAATAGAATATATGGTCTAGATTGATCATATTCACAGTTTGCTATAATCTCCTTAGCTATTTTAGTATTACCTTCATCAGTACTATTAAGCATATTATATAAATTCTCATATATATCTAGATCAATAACTGTGTCTTTATTTATTTCTTTATTTATAGATGAATCAAGTACAACATGTAAATTATATTTTTCTATATTATCAAATAGTTTAGTTATGAATTCTATGTTATCACATATAGTTTTATATCCATGACCTCTTTGAATACTAATACCTTCTATTTGAGGAAAGTCTTTAAATTGTTTAAATTCTGTGGGATGGTTTATAATATTTTCATATTTAGTATAAAAAAATGGAGTATTTGAGAATCCATTATTTTTATTAAAAACCCAATTATCTTTTTCAATATATTTACTTTTATTATTTAAAATTTCTTTAGCGGGAATAATTGTATATTTTGTATTTTCTTTTTTTTCTAAGTAATTTAAAAAATCTTTATCAATAATAATAGTATCTATTTTATCCCATTTTCTAGCTTTAGTAATATTTAATTTATTTTCTTGAATATAATTTTTTAATTTATATACAGGATAATTTGATATTGGGGATTGATAGATTACTGAGTTATCTTTGATTTGGTTATCTTTATTTTTTTCGCATAGTTCCTTATATTTATTTATAAATTCTTCACTTAAGAAACCAGCTGTTTCGGTCCAATTAAAAGTATATTTATGTTTGATAATGGAGATTGATATTTCTCTATACATAATATTATTTAGTTAAAAATTTAAGAAGTGTTTTATTTAACATTAATGATTTAAATGCTGATGAGTTACCGTTATAAATTGATTTAACCATACTGTATTTTAAAT